GTTAGTTGGCAAGCCTCCTGGGACCGCTTGACTCCAAACAGTTACATAATCTTCATCAGTAATGTCGTAGTACAAGTCCATTGGAATGCTTGGGCTTTCGTCCGCACTAAAAGCAAAATTTGAAAACAAATTGCTTAATGTCGGAGCTTGGTTAATAACTTTAGCAAGCACAGGCCCAATGAATTGAGCTAGAGCCATTTGAGCTTCATAAGCGACATTTCTGTCCTTTGATGCCATGGCTTTTACAAGTTCTACTTGTTCTTCGGTTCTCTTTAATGTAATTTTCATTTTAAATATTTCTCTTTTTTATTAAATTATGCACAGTTAAGTTTTACTACGTAATAGTTTCCGCTTTGAAGACCTTGATTTCCAAAAACATTGGTTCCGCCAGCGGAGTTAGTGTAATCATCTCTAAAGCCTTCAGCTAGAACTGTTCCGATATTATTATCGCTAGCACTTAGCGATCCGTAAGCAATTCCTGAAGCCTTTCCTAAAGTGGAAGGAACAAGAGCTTCACCAACCGCTGGTGTGCCATCAAAAGCATCAGAAGTTAAAGTTACTAATCCTCTTGAAAGAACCGGAACAGCTTCGCCAGGAAGCACTCCGTAAAGTTCATCTTTTTTAATTGGATTATAAAGAAGGTTTTCTCCCAACTCATCTCTAGCAACAGTTTGTCTAAGAGTAACTCCAATGCATTGATCTGAATTACTATTTACTCCAGTAACACTAAGGGCTACCGTAGGATAAGTATTTCTACCAACGTGAGGATAATCAGTTTTACCCAGCAAGCTAGCAGGGTTAGACTCTACATCGACTGGATCCCAATCGGTAGCTGATGAGTTTAAGACTCCATTGGAGACTTTAACAAATACTCCAGCATCCCCTTCGGGAGTGGATCTTTTTGTGGAATCAGAGAGATCAATAAAGTCACCCAGATTTCCTGCACTTCTGTACAAATTTACAACATCATGTTCGTTGTAGTCGCGAAACGGTAATAGTCTAATAGCCATGGTATTTTATTCCTTTTATTTTTAGTAGTTTATGGTTAAATTGTCTTCAGAAAAAGCTTTCTTGAACTTTTCGCTCAATGACTCTTCTGCTTTTGATGAGTCAGCATTATTATTTGCGATGACTTCAGTTTCTGCCTCGACATTGTCTAAGGCTTCTTCTAAAACTTGATCCTCGGAGGAATCAACATTCTTAAGTTCTGAAATTCTTTTCTCAACAGCTTCTGCGAGTTTAGTATTAAATTCTTCTTCTTGCTGAGCAATGAATTGCTTATTTTGGTGTTTTAATACCACCTCGAGTTTCTCTTGAAAAGTTGCAAAAGCTTCATCTTCTAAAGCTAAATCCTTAAGCTCAAGAGCTACTACTTTACGACTAGCCTCATCCAAGGAGTAAATCTCCTCGACGGCTGACATTCTAGAGTCAAAAGTTGCGACAGCTTCCTGTTGTCTTTGAGTTTGCTCTAAATCATTTACCTTAGACACAGCTGAATCAAGCTCGCTTCTTAGTTGAGCAACTTCGGCAGCATTATCTTCTGCAGCTTTTGCCAACTCAGCCTTCTCGGTCTCAAGTTTATCTTTTTCTTGAAGGAATGAAGTATTCTTTTCCAAGATTGCGTCGTTAATAATTTTAGATACGGTAGCGACAGCTTCTTCAGAGAATTTCTTGTTAGACACTTTATCTTCAAGAGCTGATACCAGATTGTTTAAAATTTCGTTGTTTTCCATAGTAGTACGTTTTTTGTTAATTACATCAGATTCATTCATTTGTGAAATATTTTTTTTATTTTTTTTATTTTCAACTTCGTTGTCGGATCCATAATCATAATCCTTATCACCATTATAAGATTTCTCGCCTTGGTCTATTACAGACTCTTCGTTCTTGGACGAACTCCTAGTGATTCCCTTTACTTCAGCAGCTGGATTGGATGTGAATCCTATGCCTAGCGGGAAAATTTCTCCAATAATAAGCCTGTTTATTGTAGACCCATCCTCTAGAAATCCTGTTCCGCCATAAGCTTTTAAATTATTTTTTAATTCTTCGATCTTTTCTTCATCATCAATGATTACTGATTCAGATAAATCATCATTGCCAACAGCTAGGACATAGTCATTGAACCCAATCTCCCAACTTGCTGAGACTTTATTGTATAAAGGACTCTCAGGATCCATAGACTCTTCAACTAAATTAGCGAATTCCGAATTAACACTTTTGTAAATTAATGCAGCAAGAGAAATATTAAACGACCCTTCCGTCGCTAAAGCTTCTTCTGTATCCATTATTTCGTTTGTCTCAAACCTAGAGAATAATGCAGACACAATATGCCCAACAACTTTTTCTTTTTTATGCTCAATGTTTGTAGGCTTATGCTTAAATTGGTCTAGTATATCTACTGCAGATGAAGAACTAATTCCATCTCCGTTCTTATTAAATTTATTTACAACAGCCGCATTAAATGCAACCCCAAGTAAGTCGAGGTTTTTTTCTAGGTCTACATCTCCTGGAATCATAGACTTTAATGAGTCTAGAGATGCTTCACTAATATTGAGCCTAGAGTCGTTAATATCCTCAGAGGCTAAACTTAAATCTGAAAATTTTGTGGTATATTTAAATTGTTTATTCATTTACTCATATAAGTACACTTAATATTTATTTTTTACTATGATATAATATTGCAGCAGGATATTCACTCAGTTCATGCTCGGACCCTATTTCAACGATGCCATCAATTGTTGTCAGCTTTTCTATATTATTAACATTCTTTATGCAGCTCAATAAAGTTCTTTTCCATTGTTGTCTATCCTTAGCACAAACTACAGACTCACAAAGCTTCACAATTAACTCCTTCTGGGGCTCGCTGATATTTTCAATTTTTTTATTCTTAATGAAACTAGCTTCTGCATATAATTGTAATTCCTCTATATCATATATTGTTTTTTGAATTAACTTCTTATCATAACCCTTAGATGCGTTAACTGGAATGTTGGTAGTTCCACCAGGCCTTCCTGCGGATTTCGGAGTCTTATTTACATTCTCTGTATTCTGAGGTTGGCTCTGCTCATTCTCAGACTGCTTCATTTCCTGCTTCTTGAGAGCTCTGTCCTTCTGAGACTGAACTCCCTCTATCATAGGTATTCCTCCTACAAGAGGATTGTAAAACCCTTTCTCTCTTTGACTTATATACTCATCCTGAACCTTAGGTAAATCTTTAGGGTCTGGATATATTCCAGTCTGCATAGATTTAATTCCTTGCTCTGGAGTAAGTATTCCTATCTCTAGTAATCTGGTGATAACCCTATGAAACTGAACTTCATCCTTAATATCTATCTCTTCAAATTTAGCAACTGGATAATTCTTTAAGCCCATATTCTCGCAAACCTCCTTAATTTGAGGCTGCAAAAAGTCATTCAAAAATGCATTTCTAGACTCTTTTAATCTTTCCAGGAATATCTCAGCCTTAATTTGTGTATTAGAAAATTTCTCACTACCCACTATTACATTCTGCAACCCTTCTTTGATATCCTCGTTAACGATTTTATATTTCTCCGAACCTAATACTTTATTTAGGTCTGGAATTACAAACTGAGCCTTAGTTGTATAATCCGCAATTAATGCTCTACCCACACTCTCGTTCTTGAATAGTTCCTGCATTGCTTTTAAATTCTGTGGATTGATCCCCCCTTTTTCAGGCTCCGCCCCCATAGTAATCAAAAGAATCACATTCTCCACCGTCCTACATATAGCCTGATCAATCTTCTTTAACTCAAGTTTCCAGTTTATATCCTCCAGTACAGGAAAACCAAAAGGTATAGCGAATGGCTCGTAATCTTGCTTCTTGTAAAATGAATAAACCAACTTCTTCGGATTGAGCTTGACATCCAAGCCTTCGGCAGTATATGAGCCTGTTTCTATTTTCTCCCTAGTGTCCTTGTCTAAAGATTCTAAAACCTTCCTGTCTTCATCTGTCTTAGGATCCCTGAGTTTTTCCAGTTCGTATTCAGACAAAATTTTCTTGTACGAACCTTCCCTGAAGGAGGTAGATCTGTCTGCTACTATATCGTAAGGGTTGAGCAGAATATACTTGACTGGCATTTCTCCAGCCATTAAACTCTCCGAAGCATATACATAATTTAACTTTAACAAATCATCTGTTGAAAATTTTCCATCTATTCTATAAAGGAATACATTCCCCGATCTATAATACTCCCTGAAATATTGATCTTTCAATTTCCATACCCCGATTTTCTTCATCCAATTTTCTACAAATTTCTTAGACTTATCATTCTCTCCCTCTAGGTAGATTGGCGAGTTCGAAAATTCAGCCATTATGTCTATAGCGTTTCTAAATATCGCTATGTTAGCATAAGCCTTCTGGCAAAGCTCTATAGCTTCCCTGACATCCACCCCATTACCTTTGCCGTAATTATAGGGCAACATTCCTTGAGCTATATTGTTATACTGATATTTTTTCTCTGAATAATGTACGGAATTTCTCCTTGAAGCTGTATTCCCGCTATATGCGGCGGCTCTACCTTGGCTGGCGTGAGATGTTCCTACATAAAAACTATCTCCAGCAGTGGCCGGAAGTGAATCGTCGGCCCCCATACTATTGAGTATTTCCTCTATTGGTCTATCCTGATTATTGAACTTGTCCCAATACTTAGAGCTCTTATTGTATTTTCTTTTCTTCATCACTCTTTATATTACACAAAGTTAAAGTAAAAGTCTATAAAAGTTAAAGTTAACTTTTCAACCTATGAACATCGGAGAGAATGTTCCCTGGATTTGCTGATGCTGAATATTGTTCATGTCATAAAATATCTTAGTCATCCAGCTTCCCAGAATTAAGGCGGAGTACGAGTCTTTTCTTGCTTTATCAGGGCCAGACTGCCTCCTCAATTCCTGTGGGAGCCCGAACGTTTGAGTTCCCTGAGGAGATGTAGTTATCTGTATTAATGCACACTGGTTCTTAGTTAAGTTAATCATGTCGTACTGGTGCTCTATGAAGTCTATCATTTTAGCTCCGTCACTTTGCTTATCTACATCGTCAGCAAGCCTAATAAACTTCAGCTTGCCTATAGGGATCTTTTTAGCTCTTTGCTTATTATAAGAGTCCTCTAGAGCTCTTGACCCAAACCATATCCTCTTGTGGTCGAAATTAGATTGAAGTAACTCGTTAGCTCTTCTGATCCAATCTGAGCTAGGCTTCCTGAGTATTAAATACTTATAATCTTTTTTATTATATTGCCCTTTAGCCACTCTAAGCTCATCCTTATACGAATCCATCTTATCAAATTCTCCGTCAATTGTTTTTAATTTTATATTCGAAGATTTGAAGAGCTGGCTTTCGTTAACGGCACTAATGAACTGAACACCCCCATTATAATCTCCAACTATACAAACAATATTAAAATTCTTAATTAAATAATGGAAATAAAAAATATGATCCCTTAAAGCCGTACCGGGCATGGCATACGAATGAACTAAAGTTGCAGTTCCGTTAGATTTGTTGTACTTCAATACCTGTATAGCGAAATCATCACTACTTTCACTCTCAGACCAAGATGGGTCAAAAGCTAATATATATTCATCTTCAGGCTGACCTTTAATTTCCACATGAGGATCATCTCCATCTTTTATTGTACATGCAGCCATTCTGGAAGTTTTAAAATACCCAGAACTGTCGTCTGTAAATAATGCACCAAACTCTCTTTCAAACTGAGACTGACTCATTGTAGCTTTGGCTTGAGTTAGTAGATTTTGGTCGTAAAGTTGACCTGGGGCACAATCGTAAGAGAATTGCATAATGCATCTCGTAGCTTTATCTGTCTGCTTGTTGATTAAACTGTTAAACTGACTGTACAGCTTGTACATGTATTCGAATTTATAGCTAGCCGAGGACAACATTATCAATTTATTATTAGGCCATAAATGCCTTTCATCTTCATTCATTTTGCCCTGATCTATTAATTTTGTTTCTAAGTTATGCAAATTTTCCCGCTGAGTTGGATTCTCCACTACAGAAAGAAACGGAACAATAACCTCGTTATAGATACGTTCAGGCATCAGTAAGAACTCATCAATAATAATCCTGTGAAACCTAAATCCTCGAAGTTTAGATCCGTCCCCTAAAGGTAATGCCCTAATCCTACTCCTGCCTATCTCCATCAACCATTCATCATTGCTTTTAGATTTCTTAGTAATGCATTTTGCTAACATTTGAGCCTCCGGCTTCGCAGCAATGTCTTCGATTTTTTTAAAAATTTGTTTCGACTGCCTAAACGATGCAGCTAAAATTCCAATCTCGACACCCTGATTCAGTATGGCATCCAGAAATGCATAGACTCCAGTTGTGAACGATTTAGACATTCCTCGACTCCAGACTCCCATAAAATAATCGGTCTCAAACATAGCCTTGATCGCCATATGTTGAAAAGGAAATAAATCCACTCCCCCAATCAAACTCGTGGTAAAAGTTATATTTTCCCTTAAGAATTTAAATAAGTAGTCCTTAGCTTCATCATCCTCCATAAAGCCCTCGATAGCTAATATCTCTTTATTGATATCCTCTTTTGTTTTTCTTTGTTGATTTCCCTCAATCCATGCCATAATAAATTACTCTTAGTTATTTTGTTTTTTTATTGTTAGTGTCTATATAGTACTGCATATCAACATCCCATAGAGATTTACCCAGCTTTAGTAATTTGGGAACTATTGATTCTGAGTTTTTCCTACTACCAGTGAATATAAATTGACAATGGCCTGAATACATGTGAGTTAATAATCTCATGTTGTGATATATGAAATTTAAATTAGATTTATGTTTTATAAATTTATTATTTTTATATATCTTATTAAGATCACTTTCTACAACTATAAATAAATAAGAATCAAATCTCTTAACTCTGTCTAACTCTCTCTTAAACCTTTCAAAACCCCCAGAAAGGGTTCCTTTGAAGTCCTGCTCAGCTTTTCTATCCACATATGTATAATTATAGTCCTCACCACCAATAGTATAATCGCCAAAGTCTAATTTTAATTCTTCTGATTTCTCAAAAACCAACGGCTTTTGCTCTCTAGTGTCAATAAGAATATTCAAGTCCTTAAAGTGTGAGTCCGAGTTAAAGAATTCTTGGTCGATCTTAGAGCCAAACAAAGGCTTGACTCCAGCCTGCTTGCAAGCCTCCGAGTAGCTCCCAAATGCATACTTATAGACATCGATGTCAGGAAGTTGAGATATCTTTAGTTCTAGGTGATTTGGAGCCAAAGATAAGCTCTTAGACTTTACCCTTTCAACAAGCTTGCTTAAAGCATAAGTTTTAACTTCGTTTTTTGGGCGACTCATACACCATTTTATCAACTGACTTCTAGTAGAAAAATCTCGAAAGAAATATTCCTCTCGATTCTTGAATGGCAATGGATCCCCAGTAAGTAGGTTGTTTCTGGGGTAGTAGCTTGTGTAGTATGTAGCTAAATCCATCTTATGTTTTTTTAGATGTATATGTAGGCCTTTCTCGGAACTAAAAGCCTCTTCACAAACTTTACATAAATGGCTCATTTTAAACTACATCGCTTTTTGATATTCCTAGTATTCTAGACTTCCATTCAGCCATAGATTCAAGATTGTCAGCTTCTTCAGCAATAGCCTTCTTTTGCATTTCAGCCATCTTTACCATTAACTCCCTTTCTTCTTGATTCTGAAAGCTCTCAACCAGAGCTAGGACGGAACCGTTATTATCTTGCCTTAATGACACTCTCTTAGCTCTATCTCCCGCAAGTCTTTGAATTAAAGATTCTTGCCTTTTTTCACACTGGTTATATTCCTCACTCTTAGTCTTTAATAGCTCAGACAGCCTAACCGTTAATTCCTGCTGTTCATCGGCATCATCAAACATCCTGTTAAGTTTCTCCATATGACAAGATATGTTCTTCAAATTAATATAATCTACACACACATTAACATACAAATTAACCTCATCCGATGTTAAGTCCGGCTTGTCCCATGTAGCTCTAATGAATTCAGCCTGAAATAATTCCTGATCCTCCTCTTTTCCGTAGTTGTTTATTATCTGAGTAAACCTAGGGGATCTAAGAAATTTAAACAAACACTCTAGAGATTTCCTCTCAATACCCTTTAAGTCTGACTCAATGTAGTCACTATTAGTATATTGATTAACCAAGTCTATACATTCCTGGGTTGACTCGGGAGGGTCGTACTTGTTTCTATTGGCTCGCCTTTCTTCTTTTTGTTGTTTTTTAACGGCGTCTAAATACTGCTTAACCACTCTCTGCTCTTGACTTAACCTCTTGACCTCTTTGTCGGGAAATAATACTTGAGCTATCTGAAAACTAGACATACCATCAGCAGCATATTGTGTTATAAAATCTTTCTGCTCGGAGCTTAGCAGTATAGGCTTAACCTCCTTATGTTTGGTTGTTTGATATTTAATATCCTTCGAGGCTAAATACTCCCTCACAGACCTACCCTGCTTTGATCTACCATCGATAGTTCCATCCTTAAAGGTAGCTCTAGTTAATTCTATTAAATCAGGAATTTTATGAAAATTTTCATCAATAAAAGCCTTTTGCTCGTTGGTTAAACTCATATTATTATATCATTATTTTTCATAACCCTTATAACTTTTTCCTTTAATGACTTCCTTATGTTCTTGAGCTGTTTATAGCCAGCAGATCTTCCACTCTCATTACTCTTGTATCCAAGGTATTTAGCAACTTCATCTTCCGGCCTGTTCTCGATGAATAGCATTATGTATATATCGTATTGGCGCTCCGAAAGCTGCTCTTTAAGTAATACTCTAATTTTTTCTGCAGCAAGATCTATATTAAACGAATCCCCCACAAAGATACCAGATTCGTACTCCTGAGCATCCAACCTCAACGGGATCTTAACATCGTGAGCACTTTTTTTACTTTTTACCCATTTAGCATACAAAGGGCAACTCTTATCTTGTTGTCCGCTCTTGGTGAATGTACATAACATTTCCCCTTCTGACGAGCTATCAAATGGGCAACTAGAACAGGGCTTAGCGAAGTTTAAATAAAAATTTCTTAATATATTCTTAAATTGATTACTAATAATTTTATTAATCCAAGGCTTGAGCTCTCTGGATTGATCCCATTTTTCCCATTTTTGGTATATGTGAACTCTAATTATTTGCTCAACATCCTCGAACGATATCCACGGCATCGAGTCGAGAAACCATTTATTTTTTCTTTTTCTTATTTCCTGATTAATTACATCGATCTTATCTTCATACTTAATAGGTTCAACCGGCCCAATAAGCTCAATAGACTCAGTCATTTCTTTTTAGGTCTACCCCTCTTAGGCTTTACTTCTTGATGTCGAGCTTCAGAACTTCCCATTAATTGACCTAAGCTGAAGGAATTTGAACTACCAGCGATTTCTATTTCATAATCGAGTTTATCTAAACTGGGAACCTCGTAAATATCCAAACCTTCCTCATCCAGGTCTAAGCTAGGCGAATCTTGAGATCTGGATATAGCCTTAACAGGCGGGGCTTCATCTTTTTTCTGATCCTGTACACCCAGAGGCTCCCCACACTCAGAACAGTATTTAGGCTTCTTTGATATATATTCGTTCTTACTTCCGCATTCCTGACAATAGGTAGATAACATAATTAATTAATAATAAATAATTAATCAATTAAATTCTATTTTAAATTAAATAACCGCAAATTATCTTAGATTGATCTATAACAAGCTGAATTTCCTCGCAAGTTAACTCATCCTTCTGCTTAGTAAAGTCTATACTTATTATACCTATTATATTTTTATTTAAACTTTTAATAGGAAAAGAAAAAGTAGATGCAATTCCTCTCGTGTCTAGCCAGCTTTTTATTAATGGATTACTAACTTCCCCAGAGTCCGGAATGAAGAACTTATTTTCATTAACAACAGACTTGATGAAGTAATTAAAGGTACTAACCCTTAAGTCCTGCAGAGCTAAAGCTTCAGAACTTACCCCAGCTCCTAGAGATTCATAAGTGCAGCTGAATTTCTGCTGATGAGTTCCACTATAGAAGTGATCCCCATTATGAAACTCATAAATATAAACCCTGTCAGACTTCAAGGCTTTCGATAAATAATTAATTGCTTTCTCTACATTTTCATTTTTCTTTGTATAATTCACGACACAAGTCTTAGACTTTAAAGACCTTGCTTGTATGAACTCCTTTAAGAATATGCTAAATATTGTAGTTATTGCAACTATACACGATGATAGTATTATAGACCAATCCATATGCAAGATATATACACAGAATAATTAATTATAAATTATAAATTAAATAAAATTAACAAACTGCACACCATTAGTGCCCACGGACTACCTTTGAACGAATACACTCGCACCACCACCATAACTCAAACCATTGCCAGTTTTTGCTTTAGAAATATAAGTTTCAATTTTAAATGTTGTAGTTTGTGTAATATCAACTACAACTGAACTTTCCGTTACCACAACATCAGAAGAATAAGCTCCTGCATGACACCATCCTCGTTGCGACTCAAATCTTTGCGTCTCGTAGTCACCTGATATAAAATATATTGTAGTCGATGTCAACTCAGACACATAAGAACCACTTCTTGCTTTAATATGATATCTACCAGGCTCAGTCAATGTCACAATATTATTGTCAAGAGTCAATCCAGCAACTCCATTTACCCCTTGAATCGTTGTTAAACTTCTGTCGTTGTACCCAACAGACGAACCTCCGTCACCTCCTCCTGTTATACTTACTGCTTGAATTGCAGAACCACCATCTGAAGAACCTCCACCAAAATAAAATGCATGACCATTAGCTATATAGCTTGCCAAAGAACCATCACCCTCTTTTGTTATAGTGCTGCTAGTGAGCCATTCGCCTGTTACGGTATTAGTTTTAAAATACACGGCAAATCTCCCAGCATCGAGATGGTTGGAATATAAAAAATAATCCTCGCTCGCTCCTCCAGCTCCGTAGTGATCAAGATACAAAATCTTTCTACCTGCAGTGTTACTCGTGAGAGCGGATATAGCGAACGGTACAACTCCTTCAAAGAGTCCTTGATGAGCCTGTATTTCAGCAGTATTGGCTCCCTCACCCGAACCTCCGCCCGAACCAACAGGAGCATCTACAAGCTCTAAAGCTGTTCCTTCAGTATTTACTTTGAGATACTTATCGGCAGTAAGTTCTGTCGGGGTGTCAGTAAGTGCTGCGAAGGTTGAAGAACCTCCGCCGCCACTTGAAGATGAACCTCCGCCTCCGTTCTCGTTAATGTATAAATTATACACACCATTCGTAGCTTCTGTTGAATTAGCAGCCAATAATTTATTGGAGTTCGCACCGTCAATGTTGGACACAAGGACATAAACATAATCGCCAATAACGAAAGCTTCACCCCCGTATTGACTATTAGGAAGGAAGCTCGCATCTGACCATTGTTTAGTTAGAGAGTCGTACTCCTCAACGGACCTTTGGCCACTTCCTCCTCCTGCGGCATAAATTCTACCATTCATAACCCAAACAGCAGCGAATTTTTTAGCTGTTACGAGCGGTGATTCGACTCGCCAGGAATCGGTGATCGGATCATAACTTTCTACCGTGTTCAAGGCGGCAGAATTAGTAGTTCTTACTCCCCCTATTACCCAAATTCTACCCTCAAACCAAACTGCCCTTGACTCAGATCTACCTGTTGGCATATCTGTTAAACTACTCCATTGATTAGTGGATGGATCAAAACACTCAATTCGCGAACTATAAGTGGAAGTTAATGCCGATCTTCCGCCAATTAAGTAAATCTTACCATCAACAGCAATGGATGTTGCACTATGAAAATTACTAATTAAAGGAACTCCCGGAGTCCATTGATCTGTCGATATGTCATATACCTCGACTGATGTATCGCTCAATGCTCCACCCATTGAGTAAAGCTTTCCTCCTAGTGCGGCCAAACTAGCTCCATATCTAGACTTAGACATTGAAGTTAATGTTTCCCAAGAGTCTACAACTGGATCATAACTTTCTACAACATCGGTAGCACTTCCAGTATGGCCACCTGCACAATAAATCTTACCATTTGAAGCTGCTGATGAATCATAGAGTGCTTTCGCCGCAGATAAAGGAGCCTTCTCTTCCCAAACTAAGTCATTCAGGATTCCTTGCTCGAGGAGAATATAATTGTCTGGAGCGGCCTCTGAGTGAGGTAGGGCAACTATATTACCGCCGCCCGAACCACCTCCATAATAAATCGCACGACTATTTTCAATAAACCACCTTAATGAATGTACATCCGAATCCGGTATATCTTGGAAGTTGGCCTGAGACGAATACAGCAAATTGTATTCACCATCTGCATTGTTTTTAAATGTAAACCCAAGATACGCACCCCCTTGACCTACATCTCTAGATTCATACCATATGTCAAGACCTGGGCTCCCATCTTCACTATGAATAAATCTCAAATGCAATATTGATTCCGCCCTGCTTGTGGCACCTATACTAATAGGAGTATGTGGCCAAACTATAGCGTCTGGTAAATCTGTGTAAAAATTTGACTTATCTTTAATGACTTGCAAGCTACCTGCTCCACCAGAAGA